AATCATTGTTAGTTAGACTCATTCCAATCATTTCACCAGAGTTAATGATGGCTGTAAGTTTCATAAACGCTTCCATATTAATAAAGTAATCAGACAAGAATATTCTTTCTGAAACTTTCTTTAATTCTATGTTTCCGTTTTGTGGGTCTGTGACATAAGCGTAAACGCCACTATTGGCACCTTCTTCTTCAACAATACCAATTTCTGTATCTATACCAAGAGTTTTTGGACCATTTTGTTGCAAATCTTGAAACGTTTTAAATTTTTTAGTTCTAATTTTTAATACACCGTAATCATATTCAATTGGAAGATTTTTTTGTCTAACCAACGCCGTTGAAGCAACTCCGTTGCTTGTGCTAAGACCAAGTGTTTTAAATTCTAATCCAACAAAGTTTTGCGGAACTCCATCTTTCCAAATTACAACACTATTTTGTTCAGCTATAGCTTGTAACATTGTTGCAACAGCATAATCGGAAACGTATAAGGTTGATGGGTCTAAATAAAGTTTTGTTCCTTCAAACCAGAAACCAACATTTTCTAAAAGCTTAGCAGTATGACCGTGTCCATATAAGAAAGCCATAGCATCGTCAAGGTTTTTTTCTTTTGCTTTTTTAATTTCTTCAGGCGTTGCACTATCGGAAACTGTTGCGTTTTCAAAAATTAACTCTGTTGATTTGTCAAAAGCAACTTGATAGCCAGCTTTATACGTTACGATTTGATTGTTTTTAATTGTTGCTCCATCTGTTTCTAAAATTCGTTTTCTTGTGTTTTCTTCCGTTGCTTCATTAAGAATAATTTTGTTTGGAGAGTTAGCGTAAACGTTCATCATATCTTTAATGTCTTTAAACATTCCGAACATAAATTGAGTTTGTAATGCGGTATCTAAGGGATTGTTAACTGATTTATAAGGGTCAAAACCATAAACGTCAGAGTTTCTAGCGTCATTTTTTAATGTTTCAAAAACACCAGTTACAGAGTTAATGTTATCAATATTATCTAACCTTCTTAAAAAAGCTCTCTCTTTAACACTAAACAAACTTCTTTCTTTTGCTTTTATTTCTTCTGAAGTAAAAGCTCTAGCTTTCTTTTCTGACAAAGCTTTTGCATACATATCCGTAAATTCAGAATAGGGTTTTGTTGAAATGTTTTCCCCAAGATAAAGTCTTGAAAAAACATCACTTATATTTGAATTATATTCAACTTTTTCGTTTTGAATATATCTTGCATTGTTTTCCTTTTCTGAAGTATATTCATTTACAATATAGCGCTTTTCTGAAGCAAGTTCAGATAATCTATCTTTTGGAAAGTCTTTTGAGTAAGTATCAACACTAACAACATAGGTGTTTCCAAAACCTTTTTTCTTGCTTGCTCTTCTGTAGATTTTTCTCATTAATAAATGCATAGCTAAAAACTTATCGGAACTTTTATCCAATGCAAGTTCGCCAGTATTTTCGTTATACATTATTTTAATAACTGGAAGATTGTTAACTTCTTGTTTTTTAATCTTTTCTTGTATTTGATTAAACTTTGCTAAAAAGTTGTTTTCAAATCCGTCTTTAAACCCACCGTCTTCAGTTACCGCCAACGAAGACTTTTCTAAATCTTGTAAATCAATTCCATAATAAGCAAAGAAATCTACGATTTCCTGTTTCGTCATTTTTGAAACTACATCTTCAATTTTTCCCAACTTTGTTAAATCACCAAAATCAACAAGGTTTTCAACTTGTTCCATTGAAAGAGTTTCGTAATATAAACCTGGATTTTTAGCTCTTAAAGCATCAACATAATCTTCGTTTAAATTGTTAATAGCTACTTTAAAATCATAACCAGAGTTTTTTAAACTAGGCAGAATTAAGTTTCCGTCTTTAGAAAACTCTAATGGATTTTGCTTCTTGCCAGCTTGTGGTATGACTAGCTTTTCTCCATTTTCGGTATATGGATTAACTAAGTCGTATGGTAAGTCAAAGCCAATCTTTTGTAAAAGAGATGACATTTGGTCAAAGTAATCTACGTTTGGTTTTCTAACAGTTTCAAAATCATATCTATCCGATGTATTATCGTAATCAATGTTTGTTTCAAAATTACCAGAGTATGAAGCGTCAACTCCAGTTGTTGATAATGGAACAAGCTTAAAATTGTTTGTAAATAACTTTTCTTTGTTATTCAACGTTTCTTGTGTATTTCCAAAAGAAAACAAAATTTTATTAAAGGCAGAACGAATGTCAAATAAAACCTTAGAATAACCTTCTTGCGTAAGTGTGTCAATAAACTTTTGATAATCAGCTTGAGTTAAATCTTTAATGTCTTTTCCGATTTCTTTTGAAACCATTAATTTTAATTTGTTAAGCTGAACAACAAAGTTGTCTAAATTACTCATTGGGTCAGAAAAATATCCACCCTTAAATTTAGCGTCTGTAAAATATCCGTTTTTTAAGTTAATTTTGTTGCCTTTGGAGTCTTTTAAAATCTTTACTTCTTTATTAGTTAAAGCACTTTCAACTGTTAAAATAACATTTTCTAAATTGTTAACTTCTCTAACTTGAGATTCTGCATAAATTTTAGCAAAACCAATTTGTTTTACATCTATGTAATCAACAGCACCGTTTTGAATAGCTGCATAGATTTGGTCTTTAACATAATTTAAATTGTCTAATACATACTTATCTGCAATAGAAACGCTAGTAACAAAGTCCTGGTAAGATTGCTCGCTGGTCTTTTCTAATTGCTTTAAGTTTGGTTTCTTGTTTTCAAAATATTTTTCGTTGTAGAATAAAGGTTTGTTTTGCGAATCAAAAACCATTACAAAAGTTTGACCAGAATATCCTTTTGCAGCAATAAAGTTATCGGCGGTTGGATAATACTTTTGTAAATTCAATAACTCTTGAGATAAATCATCTTTACGACTTACATAGTCAGCAATTTTAAGTAATTCGTTTTTACCGTTAGTTGTATTAATCATAACGTCTCTCCAGTTATTGGAGTTTAAATCTGTTATGACATCGTCAACGGTTTTATACTTTGCTTCAAGTAAATCTCTTTCGTGTAAAAGAGACTTTCTTTTCATAGCTAATTGAGATAATTTACCATATACAGCTTGACTTTTTTTAGATTGGAGCGAAGGTATAATTTCACCGTTTTCGTTAACGTTTAAATATTTACCTTGTTTTTGTTGAACGTTTTTAATTTCCGCTTCAACTTCCGTTAATGCTTGAGGTATAGCTCTCTTAATGTTTTCTTTGTCTAAATCTTCTTGAGTAATATTGTTTTGTTTATAAACGCTATCAAGTTGACTGTCAAAAACTTCAATTTGTTTATTGTATTGTTCGTATTTTTGATATTTGGCATCTAAATCAGCTAATTGCGAAGCTGTGATGTTTGCATCTGCAGCAATGTTAAATCTGATAGTTCCAGCGCCAGGAACAAAAGCTTCATACTTACCGTTAACGTCAGCTTCGAGGGCGTTTTGATTAACTAGAGGCTGTAACGCTTTGTTAAATTGTCTTTCTGAAAATGAACTTTTACCACCAATAGTTTTAGCTTCTGCATCGTTTAAGTTTTCGAATGCAGCACGTTGATAAAAAACTTCTGAAGCACTTCTACTTAATTGTTTGCCATTAATCATAATTGGTTGTTGAAAGGCAAAATTTCCAATAGAAGATGAAACAAATGTAGTAAGGAATGTTCTACTTAAATTTTCTGGAGTTAAGCGTTTGCTCCAAGCTTCTTCGTCTTGAAGTATAAAATAATCAATCGCTGTTCCACCTATTTCAGCCGCAACTTCTTCTAAACCTTCTTCTGTTCCAGCTTGGATTGTTCTTACTACAGCCGAAGATAAAAATCTTTGAGCTGCTGGTGTTAAACTTCTAGTTGCAAGTCCAACGCTTTTGTTTATAATACCACCAATAATAATTTCGGTTGCAGCTTCCACTGCGCCACTTGCTGTTCCGTATAACAAAGCAGTTCCATAATCATAATCGTCTTTTAACGCTTGTTCAAATGAACCACCAGCCGCACCAACAGATATAGCTGTAATACCGATTGCCTTTGCAGCGCCAGCAGATAAAGCTAAACCGCCTACACTAGTAGTTCCAGTGGCTGCAACAGCGCCACCACCAAGACCACCAGTTGCAGCAGTAATTGCAATTAAAGGCAACAATTGACCTACACCTTGAGCGACATCTTCTACAAAACTTGTTTGTCCAGGAGTTTCGGAATTAATTGCAGAATATTTTGATGAAGAATATTTTCCAGAAACAAATTCATCTAAGCTAAAATTGCCAGAAGAAATATCTTTAATCATAGCGCCTACATAACTAGGACCTTGAACCATAAGTTCTAAAGGACTGGTAACAATGCCTACAGTTGCGGCAGCCAAATCGTCTGACCATCTTGATTTTATAAAATTTTCTAAACCTTCTGTATTTGCACCAGCTGCTTTAGCTACACCACCACCAACACCAGCTAAAAAGTCAACTACACCTTCAACAATACTTCCAGCGCCATATAAAACGTTTTGTGTAATATCTTGAAATGTTCCAAGAGTAGCGTTAAAAACGTTTCCAGTTCCTTGTCCTGCTTCATAATTACTATCAATGGCTAACCTTTCTTTTGGACCAGCAAAAGACGAAGATGTTGTATAACCTTGATTAGCAGCAGATTCCTGACGTAATATGTCATTGTAATCTAACCCTACATTTTGGTTTTTCAACTTTGATTGTCTTCGTCTAGATAAAAAGTCTGCGATATTAAATTGCGGCACGTTTGGATATTGAGCCATATGAATCCCCTTTATTTTATATTAAATGTTCTAGTAACTGTTCTTGGTGCATTGCCGCCTGTTATTTCATACCATCTACCATCATAAAAACCATAATAAAAATCTCCAGTTGCTGAACTAATTTTATAAACTGTTCCATTTCGATTGGCTCCCCAATTTTCAGAATCTTTAAATGCATTGTTTAAGTTAGCTGCGTTGTCTTTTGACGCTTGAGAAGTTAAGTCTTGAGCGCTATCAACTAAATTTCCAACAAAACTTGCAACTTCATTTCTTTCTCTATAAACAGCATTTGAGCCTGATGATAAATTAAAACTTGTTTGCGCTCTAGTAATTTCAGGTGTAGTTGGTTCAGAAATAAACCCTAGTTCTCTTTGTTTTTCTTGATAAACTAAATCAAAAGCTTTCTTTTGGTCTTCATTTAAACCTTCGTAATAAGAATCATAATAACGTTCTAATGAATCTAAATCTCCAGCTGATTGTAAGAACTCAAAACCAGCTCTAGCATTTTCTTGTTGTCTAGTAGCTTCTGCACTTATTGAAGCTTGTTCTGATTGAAATTGTTGTTCTTGTTGTAACAAATTATATTCGCTAACGTTTCTAGCCGCCATATTTTGATAACCCATTTCAATGCCACTAAGAACACTTTGTGCCAATCCTGTTTGACCAACACCACTAGATTGCATAGCTTGAGAAATGTATTTTGAAGCATTTGCTTTGCTAGATTCAGTCATTAGTTGTTTATTCAAAAGGTCTCTATAATCGGCTGTTTCTGCTGGGTTCATAGCAGAACCTGCGCCAATAGCTTGCGTTGAAGTAGCTGGAGGAGGAGGAGTTGCTACTGGTTTAATAGGAACAGTTCCTCTAGCCATCGGTTGAGTTCTATTCATTTCGTTATTAATTATTGGTTTGTAATTTATTGCCATCTTGTTTTACCTCAATATATTTATTTGGATACTTCTTTAGTATATCATTAAACTTCACAATTAGGTTGATTTTAGAAATGATTTGTTTGCGATATTTTTCGATAACAAACTCATAGTTAGTAAAGAATGACATATAACCAAAACCCATCCAAACAGAAACTTCTAACATTTTCCAAATGACTGCAGCCCAGTTAAAGTCTTGCATTATTTGAATAGAATAGATTCCAAAAATGACGGAGTTAAGAACTTTAAGGAAAGCAGTCCTGGTAGACTCTTTAAATTGGAATGATGATAATGTTTCGTCCTTTTCACTCCTCAACTCTTGTTCCATACCACCCAAGATGTAACCAGCTTCCATATTGTAAACTTTTGCTTTAATAGCTCTTTTTATTGCTATTCTTTGTTCTTTGCGCAACTTAACAGGCATAACAAACTGTCCGTCAACAAAGACTTTATCCCACTTTAATCCAGCTGAAGCAATAATAGAACGTTGAATTTTTTCTTTTTCGTATGACTTTTGTTCTTCACAAAACTTTTCAAATTCATCCGTATGACCATCAACAGAAGCTACTTTATTGCCATATTCAACAAGAGTGGCTTTATAAACATCAGAACGTTGACCACTCATAACACCTTTTTGACCTAATAGCGTGGATATTGACCAAGCTAAAACTAAAGCAATAAAACCGCTAGCAAGTATCTCTAGCGGTGTTTTACCAGTTTCGTTGATGTTAATTAAACCACTTAATGCGTAAACAGCTACAATAATTAATAAAATAATGTTTACTGCTTGGGAAGCAAGAAACTTCGCCACCTTTTCTTCAAACTTGTTCATTATACCCTCCCAGATAAATCTTCCGTAATTTTAACTTTTAAAGTCGTTTCTCCCATTGCTTGGGCTTGAATTGCGGCTTGGTCTACAGCATCTCTTAATTTAGCAAATCTTGCAATCATTGGATTAATAATTGCTGTTGAAATAGAACCTAACAAAGCGGCTACTTCAAAGAAGAGAATGTCTTCTAAAACACCTTGCAACATATAAGTAATAGCAAGTGCGGTGGAAATGCCCCAGAAACCTTTAAGGAATCCAGCCTGCTTCTTTTCAACTAATATCCAAATAACTAAACCAATAATCGCAGAAAAGGTAACGCCAAAACCATTTTTTGGTGTAAAGTATTCAGTCCATCTAATTGCGAACAAAACGACAAAAGGAATCAAAATCAATGTAAAACGTAGGATATTTAACCAAATAACCTTATTTCTAAATCTAATTCTCTTGCTTTCTAGTTCAGTCATCTTACTTACCTAATTCTTTAACCACTTTAGCTGAAGCGCCAGCTTTAACAAAGCTTGGTATTTCTGTAGCAATTAATTGAACAGCTTTCTTAATAGAATCAATTTGGTCGTGTAAGTCTTTTACTTTATCAAATTGAGTTTTCATACCTTGCCAGTTTTCTAATAATTCTTTTAACTTATTATCAATAACAGTATATTCGTTTTTAAAACCTTGAATCATTGCCATTGTATTTTGGTTGATTTCAGAAGTCTTAACAGCTTCTTTGTTAGTTCGCATACGTAGAGAACTAACCATTGTGCTAACACCACCAATGGCGGCAATAATAGCAGCTAATATAGATAAAACGATAGGCAAAACATTATCTTTAATAAACAATAAAAACTCGTAAGCTTGGTATAATTCCGAAATAATTTCTTGTTCCATTTTATTTAACCTCAATCTTGCACCCATCAGTGCATTCTACAGCTGGAGCATATTCTCTTCCGCAGCGTGTGCATTTTAGCATCTCAATTGGTTGGTCTTCATAACCCTTTATAATTGAAACGCAATCTTCACTGCCACAAACAGGACATTTATTTTCCATCGTTATTTACTCCTTCACTAATTATAACACGTTTATTTTTTAATAGTATGTTTTTGAACCATACAGCAATGATGACGTTGACAACCCAAACTGGAGTTAATGGTAACATCATAAACGTCCAAATACTACCAGCAATAATGTAACCATTATTATCTTTAAAAACAAAACCATATATTAAAGGTAACATCCAGGGAATGGAAGTAATTATATTGGCTATAATCCAAGAAAGCCACCCTTGTGGGGTGGCAAACATTTCTTTAAGTTGTTTTTTAATCTTAGACATCTCCAATTTCTTCTAAACGATTTCTTTTAACTTGACGTTCTTGTAAATATGATAACCAACGTGGGTCTTCTTTAGTCCATTCACCTAAAAAAACTTTATTTACAATCCAGTCGTGGTCTGATAACCATTTAAGGATTTCTTGTTGTTCTAATATAATGTTTTGCTTTACAACAACTTTATTTTCTTCATTTTTATCAAAAACAAACTTACCATTTATATACTTAATAAAAGGAAAATGCCTTACAAAAAGTTCTTCTTCTTCGACAGTAATTTCTTTTTCGTTCGTATATTCAAAAGTTGGGGTAAAGTTATAACTATCGACAAAACCATTTTTTAAAGTAAAGTATATTTTCATAATTATAATCTTTCAGAACGATAAATGCGATAAGTCCACGGACCGTTGCCAGCACTGTTAGCAAAGGTGAAGGTATTTGAAGCACCCCTATTTATAGTAAGATTGTCTCCAAATGTTGATGTTCCGTTATTCCATACAATTCTATAAATTAAAGTTGTGCTTGTCGGTATATTAACCCAATCAACAGGAAACATAATACGAATAGTGGTAAAGCCACTCATTGAAGCAAAAAACCAAAGTCTTTGTGTGTTCGTATCAACGGTTACAGTTCCAGATGTTGTGTTTGTTGCAAGCGTTGTGTTAAAAACAGATGTAAGAAAAACACCACTTGTAATATCACTCACTGCGTGTGTGTGTGATGTTGCTGCTTTACCATTGAGTTGCGTTTGCAAAGCACTTGTCACACCTTTAACATAACTAAGTTCTGTCAATGAAGGGTAAGTTGCTGTTGATAATGCAGCAATAGCACTTGTTCCAGTCCAATAAGTAATTTGGTTAGCAGTTCCAGTTCCAGTAACCGTTCCACCACCAGCAGGAGTAACCCATTGACCATCGTTTCTTAAAAAAGTCGTTGTCGAACTTCCAAGGGCTAATGCCGAACGAACGATTGCGTTAGAACCATTTACAAGAACAAATTTTTGACCTGACGCTATTGCAGTATCAGCAGTAATCGTTCCTGTATCGGTAATGTTTCCGTGAGAATGAGCAAAATCTGTTATTTGTGATTTAGTGTGAGTATGAGCGGTAGGGGTAAAAGTAGTTGGTTTATCAAGAACTTGAGTCCAAGTTGTTTCTGGTTGAAGTTTATCGTAATCAGTTCCGTTAAAACGTTTAAGAAAAATAGGAGTATTAGTCGCCATTAAGCGTTTCCTCCTTTATCTTTAAAATTCAAATAAAATGTCACCAAAGAATACACCAGCCGAAGTTGAAGCAGCTTCTGTATCGTTATAGTTAATTCTAACAGCGTTTTGCCAAATTGGAGAAACGTTAGTTCCAGCAGATTGTAACATTTGTCTGCTTTGTGTAGTAGCGTTGGCAACAATACCAGATGAAGTTGGGGCGTAAAAGCTTGGTGTGTCACTTGCACCATTGTTAAGTGTAACAGCTGGAATTTGTCTTGGTAACGTTACATAAGCATCGTTTCCACTTAAAACAACTGCACGATTTGTTTCGGTTGAAGTAAATCCAACTTCAATACCGCCTAAGGTTGAAGCAGTTGCTACTGGTAATACATATAAGTTTGCATTAGTTGCAATGCCATCAAGTTTAGTCTTATCAGCAGCACTCATAACACCAGCAGCTCCAGTGGTGGCGTTTGGCAATGTTCTTGTTGCAATTCCAGTAACACTACCTATTGCATCGCTTGTAAATGTATCCAAAACATCAACACCAGAAGTGTCAACAGAACGAGTTGTATAAGCTGGGTGAACGTAGTTGTTAGCACTTGCAGCAATTCCGTCTAATTTAGTTTTGTCAGTTGAAGACATTAAACCATCTACGGAAGTGGTAGATAAACGATAAATGTTATTAATAATAGCAAATTCAAATGTGAATAAACCACTGGATGGCGTGTTAAGTAAGGTTCTTGTAAATACAATCCAATCACCAGCTTCAACGTCAATTGGGTCTCCAGTTTGACCTTCATCACTGAAGTTAGAATCTGCAATGCGATAAACGTTATTAGTTACCGCTTGAACAAAATTAGTATCTAACTTACCAGCAGTGGTAACGACAAAATATTTACCAATGCTACCAAAAGCTTCAGAATCATTTAACCAAGTTCCAAAAATAGTTTGTAACGTGGTTGCTGTTCCACTTAATGCAATAACACCGCCAAACTTCATTCCACCAAAAACGTAATCTGGTAAAAATGAATCATTAATTTTATTTGAGCCATTTAAAAGTGCTAAGCTTAAAGAAGAGTTAAAGACTTGTTGACCTGTAGTTCTTGGAAATAATGGGTCATAATCAGTCCCATTAAATCGCTTTAAAATGATTGGAGTATTTGTTGCCATATGTTATTCCTTCTGTGACTTTTGTATTTTTTCTAACAGGGTCTTTTCTAAGTCACTTGATAATTCTAATATGCCCTGTATAGATTGTATCATATTTGTATGTAGTTTAACATACTTATTGCCAAAGTCTACAAGTTCTTCGTTTTTCTTAACGAATTTATCTTGCGAATCTTTAGAAAGCTTGTTTTCTACGAGCTTATTTTGAAATTTATTAATTTCGTCAGTAAGCATTCTAATTTGGTCTTTTAACACAGAACTTTCTTTTTCGCCTTGAAGCTTTAAAGTTTGTTTCTCTATTTCAAAGGTTTCTTTTTCTTTTTGATGTTGGATTTTTAAAAGTTCTTTTTCTTTTTGAACCGCTTCAAAATTTCCGTCTTTACGATTTCTTAAAGCGTGAATTTCTGCATCTTTCGCTTCAACCGCTTCAGCTAGATGTCTTTGTTCTACAAGTATTTTAATCAAGTCTTCTTTCTTCATTGATGAGTAATCCATAATATTTCCTCCTTGTTATGGTTCTACAATATCATACCACAAATCACCAGTTAATTGTCCAGGTGGTTCGTTATTTGAAACAATAATATTGCTAGCAGTTCCAAATCTAGCTTGAACTGCAATGCCATTATCAACAAAATAGCTATTTGTAATGTTGTTATTTGCGTCTTTAATCAATATATACATATCTTCATATGGGGTTAAATCTACTGGTAAAGCACTAAAAATTACGACATTTCCAACAGAAATGCTTAAAGTAGTATTAACATTATCTACAACTTTATCTAAAGCAGCTAACACAGAGTTTTGCTCGTCTGTAACCATTCCTGACAACTTTTGTTTTACTTGTGCGTCAGTATAACCGCTTTGGGTTGGGTTTGTAGGCATATAAATAGGAGACTTTTGAATAATGGCTTCTTTTTCTTCTGGGGTAAGTTTTTGGACGTTGTTTGGCATATTATCTCACCTTCCTAGTCATATAGTATAACATCGTCAAATTCGTAATACAAGCGTTATTGCTTTCGTTATTATAAAATTTAAACATTACAGATTGAACGTTTCTCATATTGGTTCTAACTCCAAATGGTAGCGGTAGATTTACAGAACCAAAATAAATTGTATTAAAAGACATATTAGAGAGATTTAACTCTGTGTTTGTGTTTGTAATAGATTTAAATACATCGGTGTCATTAGATGCTAAATATTCAATCTGAATATAACTGTCTTGTCTTGTATCGTTAGACACAATAAACTTTGTAATCGTCTTTAAATCAGAAATAGAGCCAAAGTTAAATGGAGCTGTTATGTATTGTGCTGTAACGTTTGGTTTGTCAATTATAAAGAACTCTCTATCTGGAGTTTGACCACTTATAAAAGTAAATCTAGCTAAAACGTCATAATCAAACATTAATGTAAACTCAAAGGTCGCACCATTTATAGAATTAACTTTTAGTTCTTTTCCTGGTTTAATTGGTGCAGCAAAAAATGCATATGGAACTCCGTCATTGAATCCGAAATTAGTCCAATCAGTAACTAAAATTCCATTGGAGTTTTTTAATTGAGTTGAATATTCATTGACATTAAAAAAATGATAAGTGTTTGTAATTGAAGCAGAACCACCGTTTACAACAACAACTTCCCTACCTTCTGCTATTTCATTTAATGTTAAAGCCGCTATTTTGTTGACGTAATTAAAATCAATTCTATTTGTTGCTGTATTTATGTTTGCTCGACCTAAAAGGTGGTATGTTTGATTTTTAAAAGAAACATATTTACTGGTTGTTAAGTTTGAAATGACATCAGGTGGACCAGCAAGGTCAGATATAGTGGTGTCTCCTGAACCAGTTGTAAATGTGTTATATGTTATGTTTCCATTTGCGTATCTATCTACTTTTTTATCAACATAACTACCTTCTACAAGTTTGTAAATTCTGTTGCGATAAAGACCTTCTAATAATTGGTTTCCGTTATCGTAGAAATATAACTCACCGTCAAACTCAAAAAAATTCTTTAAGTCAATGTCTTCAAAACTTTTTACTCCGCCATTAGTAACTTCTTTTGATTTTAAAATCCACCATTCATATTCAAAATCTTGACCAGCTTCAGCTTTGTAATCTTCATCGGCTACATAAATAGTTCCATCTAGGAAAACATATAATCTACCGTTATGAACAGTCATTGCAGCTTCATCAACTTCTGTGTAAGCTTGTTTTAAAACACGATTGATAACAGAACTTCTATTAACGCTTTTTCTTGGAGATGTTGGTAAGTTTCTTTCAGCAACAACACCACGAACGCCAGACTTACTTAAAAACATAGTGTCGCCATTAAGTGTAGCGATTAACCAATGGTGTTCTAAACCATCGCCAATATTTCCAGTGTCTGCTAAGTATAATTCTTCCTGTAAATCTGTTCCATCTAAAGCTGTTACGCTAGAACCATCATAAGCGGTTGCTTTAATCGTAGTTGCGCTAATGGTGTGAATTGTTGAATCTTCTTTGTTATCCATCTTTAAAACCAAAAGCTTATTATCAGACAATGATTCTAATCCAGTAATAGCGTTGTCTTCAGAACCAATAATGTTATACTCTAAATCACTAAAGTATGTTAAATCATTGTTTGTTGGAATTATCTCGCCTTGACCTTGAGTATAAAAATTAGTGTTATAAGAGTGATACAAAACGTTTTTAAATTCTGGATTGCCACCCAAAAATAATCTATTATTAGCTCCGTTATATCCAAACAACTTTCCAAACTTATTATTTGTTATTCTTCCAGAATATCCCTCAACATAAAAAGGAAATAAAATTTCCATATTTGCAAAACCAATTATAGGTGGGAAAAAGTCAGACAAAGATTTTTGACCTAAAAAAGATGATGGGATGCCACTTGTATTATATGGTATTTGTAAATAAGCGTTTTCTTCACCACTTCCAAAGATTAAATTGGCAACAATGCAATTACTGCCATTTACCAAAGTAGAAAATGTCGCAACATCAGCACCAATAAAAGTTGGCGTTAAATCTAGTTCTTTTTCAATTTGATAAGCCAAAAATTCTGACGGAGTAATAACGCTTACGTTAACACCATTGTTATAGGTGATGGCACTGCTGGTAACAGGATTTCCAAGATATTGATATGTAGTCCAAATACTTATAGAAACGTTAAATCCTCCAAAATCACCTTTTAAAACGTGAAACATATGATGTCCGTTAGCAAGTGACGCTTGATGACTTATGTATCCATCAACAACAGCTTGCCTTAAATCAATAACAACTCTATTTGTAGATGTAGCTTGCATTGGGTATGGAAATGTTGCGTTAATTGGATGAGTTGTTACATTCCAATAAACAGTAACTCCAGGTGTAAAAGTATCCGTGCTATAAAAGTTAGTATAAGTGCTTGTTGATGTTCTATACCTAAAGACAATGTCGGAAGTAGGAAAATCTTTACCAGGATTTGAGGTTGAATAAGAAATTTTTTTTGTTGTGACAGTTCCAGTTATTGGACTAGAAAAACTATTTTGAATTGTAGACAAATAATGAGAAACCCAATTAAATAAAGTGCCAAGTGATTTTAAAACACTTACTTCTAGGTATTTAATCTTTAATCTAATTTCAGATAAATTAGCTGTGTTTAGCGATGAAATTTTAGAATCTAAATTATATCTAAAAAATTGGTCTACGTGATATGGATTGTCGTTAACTATATTAGAAAATAAACCAGTTCTAAAGTTGTTTTTTTTCCATTGAGTAAGCATATTTAAATCATCGTAAGCAATACCAGCTTCAAAATTAACTCCAGTTCCAACAGCTGTAGAACCAAATCTTGTCAACGGAATGTATGTTAAATCTTTATTGTTTGGCAAGGAATCAACTACAACTCTTGCTCCACCAACTGCGTTTGCATTGTAATAAACAACAACATAGTCTGTTCCAAAAAATAATAAATAAAGTCTATCACCTGCAACCCATCCAGAAACAAATTTTTCTGAAGTTGCAAATGTAACAGCTGTATTAGCACTATTATTTAAAGCTGTAAATGTGTGACTTGCATCAACATAGTCGTTGCCACTACCTAAACCAGTAATTAAATAAATAATAGAACCTAAAACGCAAACAACTCTTTTAACACCAGTTGAATCAGTAAAAGAAAAAATACCCTTTATTTGATTTGACGAAGCAGTAGGCAACGTTAAAACGTTTTCAAATCCTTCTCTTTTTTGGTTTATATCATCTTTTTTTAAAAAGTTAATAGAACTAGCAGCTCTAGAGCCATTAATTTGAAATGTTGGGCTAGATAAATCGACACCATTAAAGTTATTAATAGTGACTTCTTGAGGCATTCTAGCGCCTGCAACTACTTTTTGAAAGCTTCTTCCAGAGATAGCCATTACATATCTCCATTATATTTTGAAGTAACATTTTCTTGTCTAAATGATTTGGTTTGATTTTCTATTTGGTCAAAATATTGTTCTGCGTATTGACGATACGTTTGAGCTAATTGAGGTTGTTCTACTTCCCATAAGTCAGCTCTGGTAAACAAAGTAATATATTGCGCCATTTCATCGGTAATATTATAAGAAGTGTTTAAATCTGTGTTGTAGTGAGAAGATGTTAAAAAAGGAACCGTAACAGAATATTGAATTATAAATTCACCGTGATTTACGTTATCAACACCTTTTTTAATTGGAAGATAATAACTTGTTTTGCTTAATGTTTGCCATTGAACAACTTCTAATCTACCTTTTGTATCAACGTAAACAATTGAAACTATATCTCTAAAGTCGTTCGGAAGTGTCAAAGTGTATTGTTTATATAATTTTGAATTATCAGTTGAAGCAACATAAACAACAGGAACTGTCCAAGTTTTAAAAGGAAGTTTTCTCATTGTAACTAACCTATTAATTGCTTTATTAATTGATGGAATAGCGTTGTTTACAAGGTCGGAATATTGTGGGTCATTAGTTAAAAGACCGCCTGTTAAATTAGCGGCTGTTACTGATGTGTCACCATTTTTAACGATGTCTTTTATTACTTCTACTACAAGGTCTTTTAATAGCATATATCTCCTGTAAGGTAAGAATAGGAATTGCACCTATAATCTTTGTTTTACTAATTAAACTATCTCACCATAGAACTCGGTTTTTACACCGAGTTGGACTATTAAATCCTGCCAGCGTCTTTCAAGATTTGTGCGACTTGTTCAGGAACCTCAACCTCCACACCTTTTTGAATATTGAAGCGTCTACCATTAATGATAACAACTTCGGTGTGAATGTTTGGATTCAACGTGTCATACGGAATCCTGATTTTGACTAGCTTTTCTTTAGCTTCAGCCATAGTATTTCCTCCTTTTTATATTATATCAGATATTAAGCTGGATTGTTTGCAGCTGTATAGTGCTTACGACTTGCATCAACTAATTCAGCAGCTGGGACACCAGATTTAACTTCATAGCGGATAAGCGCTTCTTCGTAAATAATACGAGTAGTGAATCCAGGAAGTTTCCAACCAAGAGTTTGGATTTGGTCTAATGGGTCAGCAACACCAGCGGAACCTAAACCTTTATAAATAATAGAAGGTTTTCCAGAACCACCAGCAATTTCAACGACACCAAACGCATCAGCACCCATTGCTAAGCAAAGGTGAACAGCGGTATTTGGAGCTACTGCTTGTTCCAAGTTATTGTCAACGACAATTTTAAAACCAAGCAACGAACCAACTTCACCCTTCATAATCATTTCGGTATTGTTATACTTGGAAATGTCAATCCAGGAAGTGTTAGCACCAGTCAAACCCTTTAAGTCCATTTCAACTTCTGGGGTAACTAACAATAAATATTTACCTTCAGTGAAAGGTTTAACGTTATTGCGTTTGAAAGTTTTTACCATTTCATTTAAATCGGCAAATGAAATAGCGGTTGCACCACTGACTCCAGCTTGAACTGCAGCACGGTTAGCAACGCCACCAGCAAAACGAACTTGAAGACCAGTGTATAAAACAGCACGAATAAGTTTGTCGATATATTCCGCTGCTTGTTCACCTAATAATTGTGAAGTTTCAGTCAGAATTGGGTCGATACCAACCATTTCAACAAAGTCAGTTAATTTAACAAAAGCACCGTGTTGCGTAATGGAGGTTTCATAGTTAACAATGGATAAATTTGTTTCGGTTGGAGGAGTTCCTTCAACTAAAGCAACGGTTGGGAGCGCCAAAGACTTGAAAATACGCCAAGAAATAGTTTTACCAACATTTCGTGGTAATACGGTTTTCTTAGCGAAGTTATATAATTGAACTTGGTCAATTAGTCTGTCCAAGAGAGCTTTTTCATAAAACTCTTTGAGTTCAATTGACAGACCAGTAGATGTCATAAGTGCCATAATTTAATCTCCTATAGATTATTTTCGGAACTCACCACGTTTTGCCTTCTCCACAAATTTCTTAAAATCATCTTTAGACATATTTTTCCAGTCTGTCGATGACACAACATCCATATCGGTGTCAGTCATAGAACCTGGGCTAGCAATAGCTTTGCTAACTTTTCTGTCTGCAATAATTTCAGCTTTTCTTCCGACTAAAGCGAGATAACCTTCATAAATCTGAACTAATGTTCTGCTTCCATTAAGCTTTCCGTCTGCATAATCTTGAAAATTTTCATCTTCCCAGATTTGCTTAAATTTACCAGGATATTTTGTTTCAAATTCTCCAATAAACTCGTTTGCTTTTTTCTGCGAAACTTCTTGTTCTTTTACAAGTTTCATCTCTTGCTTCTTTTTTTCTTTTAAGAAAGCTGGATAATCTGTAATAGGGTCTTTTCCTTGACTTTCCAACGTTTTCATATCTTGAAATTGTTGTAAATCAACTTCGTCCGTGATTTGTTCCTTGGTATATGGGTTTTTCCCACCGATACCTTCGATTACACCTTTAGTGTAAGCTTCTTTTTCAACGTTCTTCATTTCTGTTTCACGTTGTTTTTGCGCCTCTTGCTGTCTTCGCATTTCTGCAAATTTAGCGTTGTCTTCCTTACTTTGCTTCTTTGTTTGCTTATTTGTATCGGATACTTCAGATTTCAGCTTTGAATCAGCCTCTTTGCTCATATTTGGCTCAGCTTCTCCTTGACTTAAATCTTCACCGTCAAACTCCACAACATTCCGCTTTTCTGGAACCTTCTTATCGTCTGCCATTTTTTGTCCTCCTGACACACCATTGACTGGTGAACTCTATTTTCACGCTATCAGTGCGATTGGATTTTCACGCTATTCCTTGCGATTTATTAAACAGCACCAGTAGCTTGCGCCACCTCTGCAGCTGTCCTATCTTGTGCGGTCTTCGGCTTCGGTTGTTGGTCTTTAGTTTGATAAGTTTTAATAACTTCATTTGCCGCAGAAATTTTGTTATTAAACTCGCTTTCAAGATTTTCTGTATACTTCTTTCTAGTATTAAGCTGAATTTCAAGAGCTTTAGAATAATCAGATAATTGCTTCATTGCACCTTGCATTTGTTGCATAGATTGTTTCAATTGAGCATTTTCAGTCATTTGCTGTTTCTTGATTATAACACGCAAATCAGCTTTAAAGGGCATAAAAGATTCTGGCATTAGTGTCATATACTGCTCTAAAACATCTGGAGACATATTTTGGATACCACCATTTAAGAACAATGTATTAAGGGTGTCTGCTGCCATAATTTCTGAGAATCTGGTTCCAACGCCTGCTTCAATACCAATATCAAACGCAAGATTTTCATAATCCGAACCATTAAATATCATTCTTTCTTCTTTTGTTGGTTCTGGATATTGACTTGCATCAAACTGTGGATTATTTGCATTCATATCATTAAATTGTTTGTATGCCATTTTTTGTTCTTCTACTTCAGCATTACTTCTTTCGTATGTAAACTCTTGGTTGTCATAGTAGAGTTTATAAAATTGCAAACGAATTGCTGCGCAGTCTTTTTGCGCTCTCCATTGACGTTTTTGCATATCATCAATTGGTTTTTGTGCTTGAGCTTGAATCTGAGCAATGGCTGTTCCTGACAAATCACGACTAACTAAATCGCCAGTAAAGATTTCGGAAGCGTTTCTCATTGTTCTCGTAGTTTCAATTAAAGAACCGATAAATTCCATAACACCGCCAGAAATTGGATTTCCTTGCAAGCGTTGAATACCAAATGTATTTCCAGGAGTATAATCAACAATCATTTGACCTGGTTCGTTATTAATTACTTGACCACGCAAAGCGCCATCTTTAGTAATAATCTTTGACCAAGCTTGTTGTTGAGTGTCATAAGCAATCATTGCCAGCATAAGGTTAATAACCTTTTGGTTTGGCATTAATGATTCTGGTTCTGAACGACCATACAAACAGTTTTTTCTTGGTGTCAAAACACTTATTACGAAAGGATATAAACTCGCTTTTGATAATCTGGATTTGTATTGTTCTTCTGACTCTTTTTCTAAATATGAATCTTGGATACCTGGAATTTGTCCATCAATATCGTATTTTTCCATATTGTCTTTTCCGTAAGCTAAACCCTTATTTGCTTCATCTTCTTTATCTTTTAGTTTAGGACCTTTTTTCATTTCATAAACAAGATATGGATTTAATGGGGTTGCATCGCAAATTTTTACATTCTTAGTTTCTTTTGTAAAATAAATTTCTCCGTCAATTCTAAAGAATCGTGTATAAACCGTAACCATTCCACTATCAATTATTTCTGGTTGTGGGTCGTCATATTCTCCAGAGTCAATATTATCTGGTGTAATGTATTGATGAAGTTTTTTATCTTTCACCATTGCACGAATCGTTTTAACTTCTTCACGCTTGCGAACCATCACCCATTTTTGCTTTTGAAATTGAGTTGCTTTTAATCTAGGATTAGAAACAGCAAAATCTAAAACATCAATAATTTCAGCATCCAAAGCACCTTCTTGAGTTCCTTTAGGACCAATTGCGTGTTCATTCCAATAGTAATAATAAATCGAAGTTCCAGCAACTAGTGAATCAAGCGTTGCTTGTCTATCTAACTCTTGTTGGTCTATTTTTTTCGTCACAAACTTATCAAATTTCGTAACTTTTTCAGTGCTTTTTTCATCTAAGCTCGTTGCAAAGTTAAAAGCTACTGGAGTTCCAGTAACGTTAGAACGTTTGTTATCAACAATCATTTCAACTAAATTATAAACTGGACGTGGAATATTTTTTGTGTTTTCAGTAATTTGACCCCATTGGTCGCCTTCGAAAAACTTCCACCAAACAGGAATAGCAGCAGCTAATCCTTTTGTCTGCATATAAGATTCGTGGTCACGCCAAAGTGTGTAATTTAAAGTTTCAAACTTGTCGTCTTTTTTAGATTTCTTCATTTATTTTTGGCACCTCATCTCCCATAAGTTCATTGAGAATTTGTTTAGGAGTAACTTGTTTGTTAATTTCTTTATTAACTTCCAAATCTTGAATCCTCTTGTTTAATTCTACCACTTTTTCAGAAAGTTTGTTGATTGTTGTTAATATTTCTGAAACTTTCATAGCATTTTCATTTACTTTTTCAATGTCAAAATTAACCTTTTTTAAAAGTGCCTCTAACTCCCTATACTGTTTAGCTTCTTTCTCTGTTAGAATTACCACGATATAAATTCCCCTTCTTTTCTTTCATCATCAGTAGATAATGGGTCCCAACCCCTTTTAGGTTTTGGTGAAACCATCTTGTCAACATAAGTTCTTTGTTGACTCCTTATATAATACGCTATTGCAAGTGCAATTACAAGGTCATCGTGCTTTCCTGGCAATGCTTGTTCTTTTGTTCCACGTTCATTCATTGCAAAAGTCAGCATTTCGTTTAGTGTCAAATAATCGTTAAATACATTTGTGTGGTCTCTTACAATTCTTTTTAGCTCATCAATTATAACTGGTCTAGTAAGAACTGTCATTCTAAAACCATAAGATGTCGTTACTGCTTTTGAAAAGTTATCTTCAATCTTTCTCACAAAAACGTAAGGATATTCCATCTTTTCTAATTGTTTATGGACGTATGGTGTAAAGTTCGTTTCTATGCCAATTAATCCAAAGTTATAGTATTTACCAAGACAATAAGCGGCTTCTGCGTATTTATCTGGGTCAACCCTTTGTTTTCTAAATGCTGCAACTTGCCTGCCATTGCTATTATCTATAACTTGTAAAACGGAATAATCGCTTCCTTCTCCTGCTGGGTCTCCCCCAATGACGTATGGATGTCCAGCCTGTGGCTCTTCAAATATTTTAATACTGCCTTGTTTATAATCAACGAACGCATCGTCCAATACTGTAATTTTTTTACCATCTGAAGAATAGTTAACTTTACACTTAAAATCACCAATTCTAATTGGTTTCGGTATTTTTTCTAGTCTTTCCACTATTGCTTCAGCGTCAAACGCACAAGCGCCAGTTGCGACAAATGCTTCTTCTGGGTAAGCAGGATATTCTTGATGAAAAATATTAATGTCGTTGTTGCAGTTGTTTCTTATACACCATCTACGCCATTCCAATTGTTCGTTCGTAAGATTAAACTTTACTTTCAAGTCTTCTTCTTCTGGACTCAAATCAAAACCAGAATAAGGCATTTTATACTCTGGCATTTCCCACCAAGCAAAAAACAAAGGAGTATAATCATTTTGATTACTAACCGCTGCGTCCCACAAATCTTTAAATTCGTTATAACCTCTAGCGGTTGATTCTATGATTACCATCGTATTAGGAAGGTTTGGAACAGTTTGCAACAGTGTTCCTAAAATTAGATTCTTATTGCCTTTCCATAGCGCAAATTCAGATATATGCAGATTTTGATAAGTCGCAGATGCACCTTGTGCTTCACCACTTGCGGTCATAACTGAAAACCTTGAGTTTAATCCAGTTCCATCTTTATTATTAAATACGAGTTCTTTAGCGTTAGATGCTCTAATTTCTGGTTTCCATTCATCTGGAAGTCGGTCATAAAACAACTTACTCATATTAAACAAGTTGTCGGTTGCCTTGTCTTCGTGTGCTATAATACCAGTTCTTATGTTCTTTTGCGTTGCAGTCAACTTAAACATAATCGCTTCTGTCATAGTCGAAAAACCCATCTGACGTGCTTTTAATATCACAATTCTGATAGGTTTTTGTTCTAAAAATAAATTCTTAACAGTGTCGTAAAACTTTAATTGCGGTGTATTAGGTGTAAGTTTACTTACTGTAGCATCTTTTTTAGTAATTTGAATAAATTCAGAGATATATCTAAGAGTATTAATTTCAGGCATTAAAACTTATCACCTGAGACTTTTTGAAGCATTTTTTCAAGGTCTGAGACTTTAACTTCAACTTCTTGTTTAAAGTCGCCAGTCAGTTTAGCGATTTCAATTAAACCTTTAATATCGCCTTCCTCAATAACCTTAGCAAACGCCCTTAAAACAGCCCTTTCAGCAACGGTAATTTGTCTACCGTTTTCCAATTCACTATAAGTAGCGTTAGCAATTGCTTGCGCCGCTTCTTTAATAGCAGAAATTCTTTCTTTCTTAACTTTTTTCTTGTCGTCAGAATCTTTGCCTAAAAAGATTTTTTGTTCTTCTTCGGTCAATGTATCTAAAAATTCTTGTGCTAGTTTTTCCATAATTACTCCGTTAAGGATATTAAATCCATATCCTCTTCAAACCTTTCTATAATAGATTTTACCTCTTCTATAGGTTTACCGACCTTTTTCGCCACTTTTTCTATACTGTCCTTCTTTATTATACCATAAGAAAATATTTCAAGTTGATAATCCATATAAATCATTGCCAAGTCGTGAAGTTTATTAAAATAAGACTTTCTTATCTTTTTAATCTCTTGATACCAAGCGTTGGCGAGATTAATTCTTAATTTTAATTCATACGCTGCTTGGTCGTCAAAAGGTTTACTATTGGCATATGCTTTAATCATATCTAACTGCGTCAATGCTGAAAGTTCATATATTTCCAGCATTTTCGCTGTGGCAAGGTGGTCTTTTTTGGGTGGGTAATTAGTTTCCAGCATATTAATTAAATATAACTTCGTCACTTATGAATATAATAACTTCTGGTTTAATTCCATACATCTTTCTGCAAACGTGTAATACCACTTGCTTGTCATCTTCATACGCAACTTTATTCAAACTATCAAGTATCATTTTAACTATATTATCAGAATCTGGTTTTACGGTCGGCAAAATAGAACCATCAATCATCGCTGCTTGAGTTTTTTGCGAAGCAGATTGAGGCATTTCAAATTTTGCAGTAATCTCTACATAAAGTGGTTTTTTACCATCAAACTTAACGTTTTTATACTTTTCCCTAAACGCTTGGATAACCCTCGCTTTATAGTCGGTGTTTTCTTTTGGCATATAACTCCAACCTTGTCTTGTAGTTCTTACGCTTTTTTTACCAAATGGTTTTCCTTCTACCACAAAGTTAATTCTCATTTTTTAAATTCTCCTATTCCTACTTTTAATTTATCAGTCCAACCATAGAATTTTTTTACAACAACAGAAGCAACTTGTTTTTTGTAATGATATGCAACTGATTGTAATGAAGAGATAACAATGTCTGCAACATCTGAAACATCTGGAAATTCAAGTAATGGTGCTTTTGAATCGCATAAATCTTTTTGCGCCCATTGTTCCATACTTTTTTTTGGTGGTTCATATAACTCAACAACCACTTCAACAGGCGTATCTTCTTCTATGCAGTAATCTTGGTGTGCATTTATAAAACTTCTCATAACTAGTTTCTCATAGATTTCTCTGTCTATTCTATGATAACCTTTTCTTGGGAATCTCCCTTTAACTTCAAACCACTTCATACAAACAACTCTTCGCAGTATTTGTGTCCACGTTCCTCGTTGAAGACCATCATTAACATCCCTGCTTTAGATGACAAATTCTTATCAAATTCATAATCGCTATGCTTGTTGTTGAGTGATGGTGCATAGAACACTTTCATATTAAATTCAGGTCTTCCGTATAAGGTTATTTCTCTGTAATGGTGGAAGTGTCCGAACAATGCGTATTCAAATGAGATGCCTCTTGCCATTGCAAGTTCTTGAACATAACCATTCTTTTTGCCATCAACCAAGTGTCCGTGTGATACGAACATCTTATGTTTCTTTGTTAAATCCACAACAAAATCACGACCAGTAGTAATTTTGACGTTTTTGTTATTAATCATAGCGTGTTTAACAATCTCAACAAAGATTAACATAGCATCATCTTCAACAAGTTCGTTACGACCAGTTCCAAACGCCCTCGTTTGAGTATGGTTAGAAGAAGTCACGCAATAAAAGTCGATGAACATATCTTTGGATAATTCGTTAAGCATTTGCACATATGCTTGTGCTACACGGATTGTTTGAGGAATAAGCATTGTTTTAATTGCTAATAACTGGGATGGTCTCAAGTGTGAACCTTCTACAACATCACCAAGTTCCATTAACTTAATCCGTTTAAATCCAATTTCGCTTTGTTTGGAAATGACGTGATTATAAACAACTTTTAAAGTATCTAACATTTCATCGTGTCCGTCAAAGTGGAAGTCGCTTGTAATAAAGACATACTCATTATCTTGTTTGGCAACTTTCATTTCTTTCTTAAACTCAATTTTTTCTGATTGTTGTTCAAGAATGTTTAACGCTTCTTCAGTTAGAACGCTTGCTCTACCCTTTTCTAATGTTCCAAGTTTTCTGAGATGGTTTTCCGTTAAACCTTGCGCCCTTGCAACATAGTCGCCAGTCATATACTTGCTTTGAAATTTTCTTGCTCTATAATATCTTTTTTTCCACGCTTGCTTAATTGTTTCTTCTTCAAAAACAAGATTAAGTTCTTCGACCGCTTTTTTCCAGTTAGGAACAGCATCGTCTTTGTCGTAATATTTAGCGACAATGTCTATTAAGTTTTGTCTGTGGTGCAAATAATGATACATATTAACCCTCAATCTTTCCAATTACTCTAGATATTGCTAACAATTCGTCAACGCTAATATCTTCTTTTTGATTCATAAACGCATCATAAACAACTTTTGCTTGTGAATCTTCGTTAAATTGTATGCGCACTTGACCATCTAAACCTGCTTTATAATCTTTGTAAGATAGTCGTTTAATCATCCCTTTAATACTAATCCACTTTGATTCAGACCATTTTTTATATTCTTCTTGAGAGGCAATTTTTATGCCTTTTGTTGAAGATAAGACAATTCTTGGTAAATCGCTGTTATTAATATTTCTAACATCAGAAGTGATTTCCAATCTCGCTGCGGAATCGTGAAAGTTAACTTCTTCAGAAACCCAGTGAGTGTAATCTTCCGTCATATTATCGTAAATAAACCTTTGTGTAATCCATCCATCTTGTTGTTTCAACAAGTTATACAACTTCCATTGTCTAGTAGTTAAATGTCCCATATTTCCTCCTTAATACTTTACGAGTCCACTTTCCAGTGCTTTAGTTAACAATTGTCGTAGCGATTCATCACTCATTTTTTCCCATTCTTTTGGTAATGAATAGCATTCTCTGAGAGCAAAGGCAATTTCGCTTTTGCTCATTTCTTCTATTTTCTTTTCTAGTTTGTGTATGTTGTCAAACAAACCAACGTTCTTATATCTTGTCATAATATAAAGAACAGATATACTATTGCTCCAATAAAAGACAAGGATAACAATGATTCCGCCAATTCGTTTTTCTTTAATAACATATTTATCATTGATAATAAAACTCCAAGCGGCGGAAACAAAACACTTGATATTTTAAAAAGGTAAGTCATCTTCAGCAACCTCAACTTCAGCAACTACTTCCTTTGCATCTTGATAAGGAATGTCATTTCTAATTCCAGTTTGTGGTTTACTTTCTGCAAAATAAATTTTCTTGATGACAACTTTTAATAACTTCTTTTTGGTTTTACCATCCGCTTCATTGCCAATTGTATGACCAACAATATAACCTTCAATACCAAACTTTTGACTCTTGTCTTTCCAAACCTTCAAAATCGTTTCCGCTGTTTTACCAAAAGCAATACAAGGAACATATTCATATTTTGTCTTACCTTCAAAGGTGGGAATCGACATTTGGAAATTAATGTAAACTAAACCAGTTTCTTCTTTAATCGTCTTTTTTGGTGCATCTGTAATATGCCCAATCGCTGCGTAAATATTCATTATTCAAAGTCCTTTCTTGAAACTCCGTGAAATCCGTAAATACTTTTTTTGTATGATTCAATATCTTTTTTGTGTTCGGATAAATTTTCTAATTCTTTTAACGCCCAATTATCAGCAACTTTACCATAGTATTTCGCTATTAATTCATCAGCGTAGTTTAGAATGTCCGCTTCCATCTCATCATTGACATCTTCAATGCAAACCACTTTATAATCTTCTTCAATGTTTGGAAACTTTTTTAACATATCGTTCCAAATTGCTTCACCAACTTCAAGTGGGATAGTCAGTGATTCTTTTGTATATTCGTCAACATATTCGTTTAAGTTCCATCCGTCATAGTCAGGAACAATTCTTAAACCAAAGTCAGCAATTAATACTAGATAATTATTTTCCATCTTCTTCCTTTTCTTTTTTCGGTGGTAATTTAAACCCCATTTTTTTAGCAAAGTTTATTGTGGAACATTCATTACAAATTCTGAGAGGGTCAGCAACTAATGGAAACCCATTTCTTCCCCAACCAGTGTATTTCTTTCCGCAATAATTACAAATCTTTTCTTTTTTTAATTCTTCTTTTAATTTATCACTCATTGTTTTTTCTCCTATGAATTACCGCCTCTGGAGGAAATAATTCTAGAATGTCTTTAAACCCTAAACCTTTTTCATTTCGCTTCATTCTGTCAATTAGTGTAGCATATTCAATTATGACATAGTTTTCAAAGGTGCTTCCAGTGTTGCTTTGTTTGAGTTCAGAATTGACAACCCTACCAACAAACGAGAATAGATTGCCCCTCTCCCTATTGATATAAAACAAATCAGCAATGTTATTGACAGCGAGACACTTAATGTAAATTGGTTTTTGCTTGGTATTCTCTCTAATGACCATAATAAATCTAGCAATCGTTTTATTTTGTTCTTTTACAACTTTTGGAGATTCCAACAAATAACCTAAACCAATAAATTTATTCATTAGAACCCCTTGCTTTTGACAATGCCACCCAGATTACCAAGCATATTGTCCAACTCTTCATCACTAACTTCTTGAAGTGGTTGCTTGTGCTTCTCTTTGCTTACCCTCATAGATTCTTGTCTAGTGAGTTCTTCAATTTGAGAGTATAAGTCAACCTTCTTCTTTTCTTCTACAATCTTCACAGATTCGGTCGACATAGGCAATTCATCACCCCAGCGTTCTTGGTTTAACCAAGTCATAGGCAATGGGATATATTGAACATCTTGCCATTGTTTGGACATCTTTTGCTGTTCAATCGACTTAACCATAGCATCAACTAGTAGTTTTGAAGGTTTACGCTTTTTAAACCACTTCTCAACATTACCCCTACCAACCTTTTTAGGGTAGTTATCCCAGAATCTTATAAATCCTTCATCTGTAAAAGAGGATTCTTCAATTTTGGGTTGTCGTTCAACGACAGGTTGAACAATATCTATACTACTCTTATCTATACTAATCTTATCTATACTAACCTGTGTATCCATTTTGGATACATTTTGTATACGAAGTGTATACGAACCATTCTCTTTGACATCAAGCGTTTGTAAAATCTCACCATACGCTGTGTCTCTTTTTCTATCTTTTTGAATATAATTATTGACTTTCCAATGCTTTATTACTGAAATCCCACCTTCAAATGCAATGATGAATCGTTTTTCAACCAGTATATCTAAATCTTTTGAACCAGTTCCAACTATCTTTGCTATTGTTCTTGCATTGTTCAAGAAGCCATCATCATCAGCCCTCATACCTAAATGGAAGTAGAGGGCTTGTGCTGAAGGAGGCAGTTCCAAAAATGCATCACTATCTACAATTTGTAAACTGAACATTCTTTTATCTGCCATATTTCTCCTTTAAAAATCAACTAACTTATCGTCTTCTTTGTCTTCTTTGGAAACTTCATCTTCGGTTGCTTTTTCAACTACAATTTCTTCAGCGACAGCGATTGGTTGTTCTTCGGTTCCGCCAGCGTTGTCAACATACTCTGGATTGCCAGTTTTAGGGTCAATGACCGCTTGGTCTTTAGCAACAGCATCTTGAAGTTCGGTCGACATAATACCCCATTTACGAAGTAATTGTAATAACACGGTCTTCTTTGCCATTTCATCAAAGTTAATTGACCAGAATGATGACTTCTTGCCATAGGATAAATCCGCTTTATAACTATCACTATACTTTTTAGCGTGTGCTTCTACCTTCTCTTTACTCCAGTAAAGCGTTTTGGTGAAACCATTTAATAGTGTGAATGTCGCAAGATAACCAACTACTGGTAAGTCATCTCGTTCAGCACCAGTGTTAATTTCCACTAGCGGTCTTAAAGTATCATTGCTGAATCCCTTAAACTCACCTTGTCTAACTTCAAATACATCAATGTTGTTGTATTGATTGGTGCGTAATGCCATTTGGACATAACCCTTCCAACCAATTTGTAATTGAGCAACCTTACGATTGTTCTTGCGGTCATTTCGACCTACGATATAGCAATATCCTAGAATACCACCGATTGGTAGTTTGTAGGAAACCGCTTGTAAACCTGCACTCAAGATGGTTGATGTATCACAATCTTGAAGTGATGGACTAATGGAAACCGCTGTGCTGATATTCGCAACGAAATCTTGAGCAACTTTTCCGTGTCCTAAAGTGTCGTTAATAAGTTTCTTATACCCTTCACTTTGTAATGCCACACTAAACTTTGGTTTTTGTGTGGTTGCTGATAAACGATTCTTAATGTCTGTCATTTTATTTCTCCCTTCATTTTAATCGTTTGTAGTTATATTTATTTTGCTTGAGAAATTGAGACAATTTGTTCAACTCCTCATAACTACCAATAACTTGAAACACAACTTCGCCTTCCGCATTCTTATCATCATTAATCTTGTGTAAGATAGCGTTTCTCTCATTAATAAACTTCATAGATTCTTCAAGGTTTAATGTCATTAAGTAATAAACCTTTAAATCTTGTTTGTCTTGATATGATAGTTCTAATTTGTCAATGATGACTAGATTGTTATGCCATAAATTAAATTTTGCATATAAATCTTTTTTAATATCATCCATTAGATAACTATAATTCAAGTATCTATCATCCCAGTATTTATCAAACGGAACCTTTGAATCTTGGAAGTGTTGTTTAAACATCTCCATAATTTCTTCTCGTTTTTTTGCTTTGTCTTCTTCTTCCATTTTTTTAATTTCTTCATCAATCGGTTTAACGACATCATCAATCATATCGACAATTTCGTTTACTTCTTTTTTGAAGTTATCAAATGGTGCTGAATAAATCTTTCCTAGTTCGATTCTCCTCTTATTAAAAGAATCACTCGCTTTATTTAATCTTGCTCTAGCATCTTTGAGATTCCCAAAATTCGCCTTTGTAATCGGCATTTTTTTAAACTCTTGCAATGCTATACTTAAATCATTTTTCAACTCTTGCAAGTTAGCAACTTTAACCAATCCAACTTGCATTGTAGTTTCTAATTCTAATGCCATTTTATAATTTTACCAATAACTTTGGTTCCTTCCTTTTTAGATAACATTCGTTCCAAAATTCAACCGCCATTTTTTTCAAGTGTTCTATATCGTCTTTCACATTCTCGTATTTGAAGATATAATCTCTTCTTGTCGTCCACACATCTTCGCCATCACGATACTTTAATTGTGCGTGCAATACCGCAAACTTGAATCCAGTAATCGCCATATACCATAGCACTTGACAATAATAGTTAGAAGGCACATTACCTTTTCCCCATTGCTCTTTGTGTCTTGAGTTTAAAATCTCGGTTGTCTTTATTTCTAGGATACCTTTATTTCCGTCTTTGTCGACAATGATACCATCAAGCGTGCCTGCCATAAATGGATGTTCTACACTTTCGTAAAGTTCAAATGAATCTTGTTTAGGTTCCATAACGATATATTCTGGATGGTCTAATGCAAACAATTTTCTAATCAATGACTCCGCATTTTTACCATAAATAACTTGTGGTTTATTGCTTATATCATCTCGTTCATAATCTTTGTCTTTTAACAAATAATGATATGCTTCAACATTTGTCATATATGGGTTTTCACCAACGATAGCGGATATAATTGTTCCAGTAATTTTATCTCTTCTTGAAACCAACCACTTGTCTTCGTTGCTAAACTCCACTACTTTGTATTGCTCCATTTTACTATCCTCTCTTGTCGAAAAAGTATTCGTGTGCTTGCGTTGGTTCGATATTAAGGATTGTCATTGCTTTAACAATATCCTTTTGGTTCCATAGAGAGTGATTGTTTAACTTGTAAGACATTTGCACCCTCGACAAATCCATAGAATCAGCAAACCCTTTGATTGTGCCAAACTTTTCTTTAATCAGCACAAACAACTTTGAATAATTAAATTCCATAGTATTCCCTCCTTTCCTTTACTACATTATAGCATAACATTTCAAGTTATGTTTTAATTTGGTAAAATCTTATTCAATAAACATATCTTCTTTGTTGACATTCTCCCTACGCTTGCGTTTTTTAAATTCGGCATAAGAATCCGTTCCGTGAACCTCTAAACACCAACCACACATCTTATCTCTTATCTTACCTTCAACAAATCCGCCACAAAATCGACATAAGTGATTCCTACCAGTTAAAACATAACCCTTATAATTTCCGTTCCTACTCTTACTAAACAAATCTAACCAACTATTAAATTTTGGTTCAATTGTCCTTTTAAAAATATCTAACGAAACCTTGACTACTTCATATCTTCTTGCTTTAAAATCCTCAAGATAAATACGCACCATTTTAACTTGTTTTCCGTTTACAATATCACCCATAATTAATCTTTATACTTCGCTTTTTTTTCTTCGTTTACACTTTCTAAAATCTCAACCATTAATTGCAAACCAACTTTAAGACCAGCAAGATATTCAGCACCTTTTTTGTCTTCTCTTTTCTCAATTTGTAAAGCAAGTTCTTCAATCGACTTGACTAAAATAATGCCCATAGACAACATTAATTCGTATTCTCGTTTAGTAAGCGTATCCTTAATTTTAAGTTCCATTATTTTGCACCAATTCCTTTCAGCATCTTTAATGTTTCTTTAATCAACTTGTCTTGAGTATCTTTACTACGGATACTTTGTCCCTTTTCAAGATAAATAACTCTTGAGATTCCCATAATATAATTTCCGTTTTTGTTTAATGCGAAGTCAACCACAAATCCATCCGCTTTGTTTCGTGGTTCGTCAATATCGTCAATCTCTAATTCATATTTTTCCACTTATGCACCCTCCTCAATGGTGATATTTTTTATACAACAACTCATACATTCCCATAAATTATCATTGTTTTTAGATATATATTTCTTTGAAAAACATTGATAGCACCTTCTCTTTTTTGAGTATAGATGCGAGATGCTACAAACTCCGCTACTCGTCCAAACATACGCTGTCTTATAATACACTATTCGTCCTCCTTGTGTTCGGTTTCTTCCTCCTGTCCTACAATTAAGTGAGAGAATAATCCGTTGTCTTTGCCTTTACCAATTTGACCTATGATATATTCAAGCAACTCAATCTTTTCGCTATAAGTTATGTTTTCTAATGTTATAACATTTCCTTTAGCATCAACTCCCAAAACATCTAGAGACCATTCAAAATCAACGAAATTCGACCTTGCCATTGAGATTATTCCTCCTTGTTCTCAATAAAGAATCCGCCAAGCGTGGATAGAAGTCCAATGTCTTCAATAATATCCGTATCAATACTAGCATCAACGCAAATGTTAGTCAAGTATTTTCTCAAATCTTCAATTGTTTTAAACTCTTCATAACTTGAAGGTAAACCACCTTCACCATAATTGCTGTTTTTTAATTGACCAAACACTCCCATACCATATTCAACGAAGTATAAATTAAAGTTTAATCCGTGTTTTTCGTATAGTTCAACAATTGCTTTGAGTGGCGGAGACCAAGCGGAATCAAATGCAACAAATAATCTTCCTTTTTCAAATCCGTCAAGATTAATACTTAATGAATCTTTATTAATATCCCACTTTGTCCCCCAGTGTTTAATAGACCAGTCATACCAATTATTTTCGCCATACTTTTGTTTTTCTTCACTACCAAATCCACCTTCAGCAAAGAATGGTTTCGGTTTATTGATGTTGGGTTGATGCTTTGGCATAGGTTTTAAAAAGTTTAGCATCTTACCTTTTTGAATCGCTTTAATAAAAGAATTAATAAACTTTACTTGCTTTTTATCTTTGGCATCAAACTTCACGAACAAATAATTTTCAGTCCAATTTGGCATATAATGTTCCTCCTTTATTCCAAAATGACATCTTCAAAATCAACAAATACATTTTCAATTTCACTATCATTAATAATATTAAGC